TCCGGATACTCCAGAGTTTTTAATTGACCCAATTGGTTATATGGAAAATTGTCTGGAAACAGTTGATGGTAAAATGTTAGCTGCAGTAATGATGAAATATAAATTTATCGGTGATTTTCACCCAGTAAAACCTTGGTATCTGTATAGAGCATATAAACACGGTGATTCATATATAATTAGGTACGCAACATGAGTAGCCCATTTGATATTACGAAAAGTCTAACACAAACAAAAGATGATATATCATCAAATGAGGGGTTTGAAAAGGACTATACACCATTTATGATTAACAGGATTTTATCTAATTCCGGTCAGACTGCGCTATTCGCAGATGCTATGAACCAGTGCTCACATTTAGATAAAAAACTTCAATATGACTTTTATCGATTTGGAATACCAAAGACAAAAAGTTATACAAAATATATTAAAAAAGATTCTACTGATATCAATCAGGAACATCTAGATTATATTTGTAGAAAAATGAATGTATCTTTGGTTAGAGCTATTGAAATGTATAGTATAATTGGTGAAGTAAATGTTCAATATGAAATTGACTCTAGGGGTGGTAAGAAATAATGTAATTAAATAATATTGTTATTAACAATTATTATTGGATTACATGGAAAAACTTGCGTATGGTGTAGAAATTAAACTACCAAAACCAGATTCATTTCTACTGGCTAAAGAGACATTAACACGAATAGGTATCAAATCTAAACGAGATAACATACTGTATCAATCAGTCCATATTCTTCATAAACGTGGTATATATTATGCTCTTTCGTTTAAAGAATTATTTTTATTAGATAATAAAATTGCTGATTTTACTGATGAAGATTTTCGTAGACGCAACGCTATAGTGAAGCTTCTAGATAATTGGGGTATTTGGGTTGTGGTTGATAAGGCTCAAATTGAATTGGTTGACCCGTCAACGGAAATTACTGTGATACCACATAAAGAAAAGAAAAATTACCAATTAGTATCAAAATATACTGTTGGTGGTAGGAAATAAGGTTTTATTATGAATATTGAAAATATGTGTAGGGTGTTAATTTCCGGTTTAGAACATTCAGATATTGGTGTGTCTAGTCTAGGTTTACTAATTATCTTGAAAGTTTTAGAACTATAGGGTTTACTGTACCTAGACATAGTGGTAAAACTTCTACATTATTAAAATTATTTGATGAATATTCTGCACTAATGTTTATACATAATAGACATGAAACACCAAAAAAATGGATTGTCTTCAAATGGTGTGATAAAATATTCAGAGTTATTTACATCAACTGATAGGTTTAGAGGTATTTCAAATTCTGGTAATTTAAAATATCAATGTTTTCTTTTGGATGACTATCAATTTATGACTAATGTACAATATATGTATATGAATGAACTGTTGGTAAATCTAAAATGTAAAAATATGATTACAAAAGATTTTTTCATTTTAAAATTAACAACATAAACAATTAAATATCATGGTATAACGAAGGCATGATATGAGCAAAGATAAAATGGTAAAACTAATAGAATCGTATGACGCTGAGCTATTAGAAAATAGATTCAAAGTCAAGATAAGCAAATTTGATAATGGTGTGAATGCATTATCTTATCTAATTGTGACGCAGGATTTATTGGATGGTGGGTTTTCAGTTAAATATTTGAAGGATAAAGATTCAGTTACTATGTTTCTTAAACTTTTGAAATTGGTTAATTGAGAATTTGTGTTATAATCAATAAGGATATGTTATGGGTAAAGAAGAAATTTCAGTGAGTATTTTAAAAATTCAGGGTGGATATGTTGTTTATCACCCTAATGGTTCTAGAGTTGAGACTTCTTTAAATAAAGTCATGGCTTTTGTTAAAGAGGTTTTGTCAGAAGAATTAGTTATTGATATTCGACAAAATAAAGTAGAAGCTGAAAACGAATCAACTTCAGAACTTTACGAACGAAGGTGTAAGTTCAAATCTTACGTGAGTAATGAAAATGTTTAGTCATGATTGCAATCATGACTTTCATATATGAAGAGTGACTATTCTAGATAGAATCATTCAAGGCACACTGCGCTGAAGTTTACATGGCTTCGCCTGCTGAACATTGACTTTACCAATTTCAAAGCAAATTGGAACTCTTATTGGGGATTAGCCAAGTTTGGTCTAATGCACTAGGTTTTGATCCTAGCATTCAATGGTCGAATCAATTATCCTCTACCATTTATTATTAAAGAAAGTGAATCATGGAATATACACCACTAAACGATTATGTCATTGTGCAGAAGATGGAATCATCAAATACCACAGCTTCTGGAATTATTATTCAATCTTCAGTTGGTTCCGATAAAGCCAAAGTAATTGCTGTATCTAAAGCAATTGAACAACCAATTAAAGTCAACGACGTCGTTATGATTCGTTGGTCTAACGCACTTAAAATCGATGGCGATACTTATGCTGTAGATTTCAAAGAAATCGTTACTAAGCTAGCTTAAATAAAAATTCTTTGATGTAGTAAACTCATGTCAACTATCCAAACTTCCGACTTCATCATCCCAAATGACCCTGCAACAATTAAGCAAATTCAAGATGCGTGTAACGAATTGAGCGCTTCTATGACTCGTGCTGAGAGTGAGAAGATTTTTCAAAAAGAAGCAGTTGATGACCTATCAAAAGCAACCAATATCCCAAAAAAGCACCTGAAAAAACTTGCGAGCCTCTACCATCGACAAAATAAAGTAGAAGTAGAAGCTGAAAACGAATCAACTTCAGAACTTTACGAACGTGTGTTCCCTCAACAATAATTTTACTTAATCACGAAATCATAGTAAAATTATTATTTAGAGGGTTCTAGTGTCAAAAGATTATTATACATCCGTGTCAACTCGATATGGAAAAATTTACTATCGTGGGTATCATATTGATGATACTGGTAACAAAAAACGAGTTCATGGAAAACTTGCTCATAAACCAACTTTGTATTTGAATGCAGATAAACCAACTGCATATAAATCATTGTATGGTAAACATCTACAGAGCAAAGAATTTGATTCTATCCCCGTAGCTAGAGAATTCATTAAGTCTCATAAAGACGTGATGGATATCTACGGGTATGATTCTAATAAATTTGAATATGAATTTTTAGCAAAATCATTCCCTGAAATATTGGAAGTATTGATATCTGATGTTTGTGTGGGTTCTATTGATATTGAAACCACTACCGAACATGGCAAGATTGATACAATCAATGTTCCGGAAGAAATATTATTGATCACATATCAGAATATCCGTACAAAAAAGATTCAAACATTTGGTTCACGAACCTCAAAGTCTGATAACTATACTCTATGTGTTGATGAATCAGATGTATTGCGGAAATTCATTCGATGTATTCAAGAAGAAGACCCAGATATTATCACGGGCTGGAACTCGAACTCATTTGATATTCCGTATATTGTCAATAAAAGTATTAAATTGCTGGGTGAAGAGGAAACTAATAAATTATCACCATTTGGTAATATTGATATTAGAGATAAAGAATATCAAGGCAAACTTGAGCAAGATATTACTATTGTTGGGCGCAGTTGTCTTGATATGCTTGAATTGTATAAGAAATTTACATACACCAAGCGTGAGAACTACCGCTTAGATACTATCGCTAGGGTTGAGCTGGGTGAGGGTAAACTTGAAAACAAATATTCAAGCTTCCGTGAGTGGTATGAATCAGATTTTACTGAATTTACTAATTACAACCAGATTGACGTAGTTCGAGTATCACAGCTTGAGGATAAACTGGGTTTAATATCCTTGGTGATGTCAGTGGCGTACCTGACTAAATGTAATTACGACGACGTATTTTCACCCGTAAAATACTGGGAATGTTATATTCTTTCTGAATTACATAAAGAGAATACATTTGTATCAATTAAACGCAAACATTCTTCAGCTGAGCAGCTTGATGGTGCGTATGTGATGGAGCCTAAAATTGGGTTTCATGACTGGGTAGTTTCAATTGACGGAGCGGCATTGTATCCTTCAATTATTCGTGGTTTGAATATGAGCCCAGATACGATTATTGATAAAGACTCTGAAATTTCAATTGATTCGTTTTTGTCGGGTAAGCACAATTTTAAATCTGAATCATTTACTGTTGCAGCCAATGGTGTTAGATTTAATAATAGTTTCGAAGGTGTGATGCCTAGATTAGTGTCTAATGTATTGGATGGTAGATCTATTGCCAAGAAAAAGATGCTTACTGCAAAGCAGGATTATGAATTGATATCTGAAGAACTGATTAGGCGAGGTATTCATAAAAATTTATAATTTGCATAATTTTCAATATTGAAGAATTCTTTGATCGGTATATTCATAACACCCAGATCACAATATCGTTTACCAATAAATTGTTTAATATTTACATCTCGTGTTTTATTATTTATAATATTGAATGGTTCGTTCTTTATAATATGTAGGGTGTTTGTAGTAAATCCGGTAATTACACAAGCTATTCTCTTATCGAATGTCACAATGTCACCAATTATATATGCGTCTTTCATTGTAGGCCTTGCGCAGTATTTAGGTAACGATTCTGTCGGGAGAAGTTTACCCGGTTTACCGGTGATGTGATTTATATAGAAAGTGTACTTCCCGAAATGGTTTCCTAAATCGCCGAAAAATATTTTGCCTTTTATCCACCCGCTAGGAACATCTGATACACTTTTATATCGTTTTTGTTCATTTGTTTCAGGATTATAGTAGTATAATAAGTCTTTAAATTTAATTGATGCGTCGATTTTAAACTGTTCTGGTTCACCCCTTATAAAATTTTCTGGTATATCGCCATCACTTGTTAAAAATAATGCTTCTTTCGTTATAATGTTGTGATATTTTTCTTTGCCTTTATTCCATTTTCGCTCATCAATTTCCTAGTTTCTTTAGATTTACTCGTGCCGGTTGAATTTACTATTAAATTTCCGTTTAAATATTCTGGGTCAAAAATAGATACTTTAAAATGTGGTGAATTCAATAGCGCACCTTTAGGCCTAACTATCACGCAACCTTTTTGTTTTTCTGAATTTTTCTTGCGCTGAACATCAGTTTGTGGCCTACCTTTATTGATATCACTAAAGTCTTTAGATAATTGTTCCCTAAATTCGGTATATAATTGAGCCATCACACCAACATTTTTACTTTCTATTTTTGAAAATGTTCTCTTCATCATATTAAACGCGAATCTATTACCTCGCGTTTTTATTGATTTTGCTAATATGTAGTGGGCATAAAAATGGTTGATGTAGTTCATCTTCGATGAATTCCATTGATTTTTATTTAAATTTACAAATTCCGGAAATAAATTCCGTGGTAGGATGTGGTGGTTTTCTGTTTTTATGTTCTCGTCAGTTTCATCCACTGAATTACAGTATAATATATACCAAATCAAGTGATCTTGGTCTATTTTTGTATTGTCTATTTTATCCATTATTAATGAAAGGAAGTTTATGTTATCGTTGTTCATAGTGTCTATTCGGAGTTTGTTTAAATGACTATTTACACAAAAGAATATCTGATAAATTTATCAGATAGTGAATTAGAAAAAAAATATAATGAAATTAAAAAGGAAGCTGAATTAAATAATACCCAACAACAGGCGTTAAAAGTGTAGATTAATGCACCTTTGAGTGGTAACGCTCATCGAAAACTATGTGAATTCGGTGGAACTCTAGAACAGACAATACCGAGCCAAGCCCAGTATGTTATTGGGAAGGTGTAACGACTATTCCGTAAGGAAGTACACTCAAGTGAGTGGAAGCGCATAGCACCCTATTAATAGGGTGATGATATAGTCTGATCTATATAGGGATATATAGCTGGTTTATGCCGGCCAATAATTAACGAATATTGGTGAACATTATGGTGCAAATAGCCTCTTCGGCATTACAGGAAACGCAGGATTTATTTTCTTTGACCATAGAATTGCTGAAGGCATCACACATACTGGTCAATATATCCTGAAGTATATTGGTTCATATTTAGATATCAAGTTAAATGAATTCTTTAAAACTAAAGATGTAAAATATCTAATCTATGGTGATACCGATTCCTTATATTTTACATTTGGTAATATTGTAGAGAAACATTATAAGGATAAGTCGCCGATTGAAATTACTCGCGCTTTAGATAAATTGATGGAGAATCATTTACGTAAATTTATCAATGAAGCTACCGATAATATCGCTGAATTCCAGAATTACTATAAAAAAACCATAGTGTTTAAGCGCGAAGCAATTGGTTCGGGTTTCTGGTTAGCTAAGAAAAAATATGCGTTAAAAGTATATAATAACGAAGGTGTAGAATATAAAGATGGTGACTATAAAATCCTGGGTCTAGAAGTTGTTCGAAGTTCAACTCCAGAAATAGCTAGAGACGCGTTAAAAGAGTGCGTGAAGCTAGTTATTGACAAAGACATAGTAACCCTAAGGAAGCTAGTAGAAACCACACACGCGCAGTTTAAAACAGTTGATATAGAAAGAATTGCTTTTCCTCGTGGCGCAAATAATCTCAAAGAGTATTCTAGTAAGGAAACTATTTACTCTAAAGGCACTCCGATTGCTGTGCGTGGCGCGTTGTTACATAATTACTATATCAATGAATTAAAATTAACAGGTAAATATCAACCCATTGAAGAAGGTTCAAAACTTCTTTTCATATATTTGAAGGAACCTAATCACTTCAAAGAAAATGTGATTGCGTTTGATGGTAAATTGCCTGCTGAGTTTAATTTACATAAATATGTTGATAGGGAAATGCAGTTTCAAAAAGTATTTTTGGCGCCACTAGAAGGTATTATGACTGCTGTTGGTTGGAGTTTGGTTGAAAAATCAAACTTGGATGAATTTTTTGGTTAATTATAAGGGGAAATATAAATGAGTAAATTGATGGATAAAATATTGAAGAACAGCACGACAAAATTGACATCTGTTTTGTCAGACTCAGTACTATTCAAAGATAAAGATGTAATACCTATGGATGTACCCATTTTAAATGTTGCATTTTCCGGTAGTATAGATGGTGGGATCACATCAGGATTAACACTATTAGCTGGGCCTTCTAAGAGTTTTAAAAGTCTAACAAGTCTTATTGTTTTACGTGGGTATTTGAACAAATACCCAGATGCAGTTGGTATTTTATATGATTCTGAAGGTGGGATGACTCCAGATAATTTAAAGTCTATGGGAATTGATACGGATAGAATTGTACATATACCAATTGAGCACATGGAAATGTTAAAATTTGACATGGTAAAACAGTTAAGTGAACTTAATCGTGGAGATCATGTTATTATCATTATTGATTCTATCGGGAATACAGCATCCCAGAAAGAGTTGGTTGATGCCTTGGATGAAAAATCTGTAGCAGAAATGCAACGTGCTAAAACTATCAAGGGATTTTTCCGTATGGTGACACCATCATTAGTTATTAAAGATATCCCTTGTATTTGTATTTGTCATACATACTCAACCATGGAACTATACAGTAAACAAATTATTTCAGGTGGTTCTGGGCTTATGTATTCCGCAAATCAAGCATTTATTATCGGTAAATCACAAGAAAAAGATGGTACTGAATTATCTGGATGGAATTTCACCCTGAATGTAGAGAAATCTAGATATGTTAAGGAAAAATCTAAATTACCACTACAAGTATTGTACGAAGGTGGAATCCAGAAATATTCTGGAATTTTAGATTTAGCATTGGAGTCTGGTGATGTAATTAAACCATCTAACGGTTGGTTTTCTTTAGTCAACAGAGAAACAGGTGAAGTTTCGGATAAAAAGGTAAGATCAAAAGACACTCAAACCGATGAATTCTTAGGTATAGTTCTAAGTAGAAAATCATTTAAAGATTTTGTATCTAATAAGTATAAGATGACTCAGTTGGGTGATATGGCCGTTACCTCTGAAAATTCTGAGGAAGATTAATATGAATGTTGAAGAAAGTTATATTAAAATAATACAGAATCAACTTCATGAATCTCCGATGATTCATGGCGATATACCAAAAACACACATTGACAATGTGATGCAAAGCTATAAAGATTATATTGAGGAACACCATAATAAATCTAATAATATTGGTGGTGATTATCATTATTTATTTAGAAAAACTGATAATAAGCATATCTAGTATCATTATAAAGACAATAACCCAAATGAAATTTCAATAATTAATCATGACCATGCGCAAATATTAGTGTCAAAGGGCAAGTCTGGTGACTCTTCACATATTCACAATTTTATGAAACATCATTTAAATACTTATGGTAAATTAATGACTGATACAGACAATACTAATGGTTCTAAGAAATTATGGGTAGATTTCATTAAGAAAAATGTAAATTTTAATTCTAGCCACGATTTTATATACAAGAAAATAAAAATTGATCACACTAATATCGATAAAGAATCGGATAAAATATGGGGAAATACCGATGAACATATGAATACTAGGATTGTTGTGGATATATGAAAATATACCCAATTGATATTAGTATTATTGATATATCTGAAAGTTTTCTAAATACCCGTACATGCACTGAAAAAGATCGATATCAAATTAAAATACAAAATTATCTAATAAATGTAT